TCCGAGGTCATCAACAACTGCAATGTGCAGAAGATCGTTATGTCCCTGTCTGTCTTCAGTGTAAACAGAAGTTCCAGGTTTTGGTGCAATCGTGCTCCAGTAAACTGTAGAATTGGTAAGACCTAAAGTCTGCTGATCATACCAGTCAACGGCCGTTGCAGGAGTTACACCAGCAGCTGCAGTGCTACCAGTGTTAATACCTGAGGAATTAACAAAGTATACAGTGTCGGATGTATCGAATGAGGAGAATCCATCACCTTCTGCATAATCGATTCTGGTTTCTGTTCCAGTAGAACTGACTCTAGAAACAATCTTAACATCGATTGTGCTAGTTGTTCCGCTAGCAGCGGTATTAATACCAGTGATGATACCCTTTACATAACCAGTAAAGGATGATGTTGTTCCAGATCCAGGCAGAACACCAGAAACTGCTGCGGTAATACCTGCACCGACCGATGCGCCAAAAGAACTAAGGTCTGATGTGGTGATTCCGATGGTTTGGTCTGCAAAGTCATCAATGTAGCAAACCTTCAGGTTGTTTGCCCAAGAACCAGGGTTCTTAGCAGCATAATAAAAATCGGTTGCTGTCGAATAGTTGTTAAGGTAGTCGTCGTAGTTCTTGATCTTCAGTGTGGTTGTAGATGCAATACCAACACCTGCATTAGCATTCTTCAGATCATCATCGTCTGCTCTGACGACCTTCATTACTCCCCCATAAGAGAGATAGGAAGATGCAGACATCCAGTACTCGTACTGTGCGTCTTCTTCTTTTGGTTCGCCAAATACATTAATGAGATCAATCTCATTAGTAATGTTTGTGACTTCTTCTACAGGTCCAATCTCAAATGGTCCAGCAATAGCACCAATATTATCTAATACATTATCAGCTCTTCCTACTGTAAGGTCAACCTCCCTGACTAATATGCCTGGAGATAATTGAGGAGTCGCCATGTTTTGTTTCTCCGTAATCTCAATGTTTTACTGAAAATATTTATTAAAAACAATGTTTTCACGGGGGAAATGTGACGTGAACTACCAATCTGGATATTCCCATCGATCAAAAACGCTATTAGTCATTTTACTAGCAATAATTCTCTTTATAGTACACTCCTTACATTCATATGAATAAGAAGATGCTACAGCACCTCTATCTTTTCTAGTTCTATAAAAATCTTCAACTAAATTTTTTGTTTCTCCACAAGACCTACATTTCCTATCTTGTAAAAGTAAGTGTCCTAATTTAATTTGCCCATCTAAATCCATCAGGATAGATACTCCCACATAAAAGAACGGTCTCCATATTCATCCGCATTGAACCATCTATCCCCTTCAGAGTCTGTAAAACTTGCATCATCTAAACCATCGTCCATAAAACCAAATGGTGCCATGTCTTGCTCAATTTGATTCTTCTGTTCTTCATATAATCTCTTACGAACATCCTGGTCAGTCAGTTCTTTAAAGTAGTCCATCTGAACTAACCAAGCATAGATGACAAGACACATTGCCAAGTCATCATTACAACCCTCTTCTGCCTCAAATGAATTATGTTTTGAAATAAAGGTTGTCAACTCAGAAATAATTTCATAGTCATTAAAGATAAGTTTATCTTCCTCAATTAAAGTTTTGAGGTTTAGAGACCCAACCTTCTTGACAGTCTTGGACATCTTCACGCCTAACTGTGTCTTTTTACCAGAAAACCCTTGACCAACAATCTGACCTGCTCTACCCCTCATAGAACACATTAGCAGATTTTGATACTCAAGATCATACTGAAGAATACTTGCAACTTGATCTCCAATATCATTTACCTCACATAAGATAAATGCACTATTATAACTCTTTGCTACTTCGTAGATGATATTAGGGAACAGCATTGGTTTGATATCATTGTTCCTATACTTTGCTACGACCCTGTGAGGAAACTCTGTGATATCAATAACAACAAACGCAGAGTAGTCTTCTCCAACTCCTCTTGCAACGTCAACTGTCATCACATAATCATGATTTTCTTTCGATGGTTCATAGACATCTAATCCAGCATTTCTAGTTTTTGGATTATCATATATTAACGTTCTTAATTTGCTTGGAGCAATAAGAGTATCAACAGATCCAAGGAATTCACATTCAAACTCAACTTTGAACTGTTGTTCAGATGTGTTAGCAATTGTAGTTTCTTTCCACTTCTCATCTCTTCCTGGAACTTCTGACCAGTGAACATCTGTGGGAATATATTCATTTTTACTTTTTTCCGCATCGTGCCACATACGGTAGAAGTGATTCATACCATGTGGCGTAGATACGATGATTACTTTGGTGTTTTTACCAGAAGTAATAGTAGGATAAACAGATGCAAAGAATGAGTCAGCAACGTGATTTGGGACAAACGCGAACTCGTCGAGAAAGAGGATGTTGAACGACATACCTCGGACAGCACTCGCAGACGTAGAAGCTGCCAATATCTTACTGCCATTTTCTAACTCTAGCGATCCTTTGTTCCAAGATACAATACCCTGTTGCATCCATTTTGGCAAGTTTTCATATGCAGTCTGTAACCTACCTAAGAGTTCTCTGGCGGTTGCTGCTTTGTTAGCAAGAATGCCAATATTGACACTATCATTAAAAACTGCATAGTGCAAAAGGTAAGATACGACTGTAGTAGATTTACCAGTCTGTCGTGGCATCTTACAGATATTAAATCTGTTATCGTGGAAGTTATTGATTAACTTCTCTTGAAAATGATATGGATGAAACTGAGTCAGACCTTCATCCAGGGAAACAATCTTGATGTAATTATTAGCAAAATAAACAGGATCTTGTTTACACTTCATGAATTCACGAATATTATCTTCCGTGAACTCAATGGCAGTATTTGCTTTTTTTAGATTAGGATTACCAAGATATACTTCACTCATAATACCTCCTATCAAGTTGTTCCAATACCAATAGAAGCACTATCAGCAACTAAAATATCAAATGTTGTTGAAACAGTACAATTGCTTCCAGTGTATGCTCTTACTTCAATATCAGTTTTTTCTGGAAAAAATACTGGATAACTATATGGCTTAATAAAGTTACTTCCATATAGATTTAGTTCTGTTACCAAACGAAATGGTTTTGTTGCACTATCTTCATTCTGTCTTTGGAACATTCTTACAGCATTTTCTTGGTTCTTGTTTTGAGTTGCTGTAAACTGTTTTAAGAATGCCGATTTTCCTGCAGGAACTGTGTAGAAAGCAACTTGAGATTGTCCCATATCTTCTGCTATGGCACAAGTTACTGTGCTGCCAATAGAAATTGTAATATTTCCTGCATTTGTATTTCCGTAATCTACAAATGCTCTATGTGTTCTTAAAAAATTGACTGAACCAGAGACACTATCTGTACCATTTAACAAGATAGTTTCTTGTACTTCATCATAATTAGCATCAAGACCTTGAACTACAATTGATGATGCTCCTGTACCAACTGATTTATCTTGAGCACTTGTAGATACTACTGTTATTGTTCCAGCATCTCCTGGAAACTCATAAGCACCTCCCTCACTCCAAACAGTGTCATAAGTTGCAGACGTAGAAACTACTGCACCAAACTTATGAACATTTGCCATTTCTGTCATAATGCCAGCAGAGACATTCAGTTCAAACTGAGTGTTGCCTCCACAAGCACCAATATTACCGAACTGGTCTGCACATATAAAAACTTCAAAGAGACTTCTCTCTTGATTGAGATAGTCTTGATTAATTTTATTCCACTGAGCCATAATTTATACCCACTCTAATTTTCCTGGATGATATCTCTTAACGTCTGCAATTTTTACTGTTGGTTTTGGTTCGACTGGATAAATTCTTTGAACAATTGCTCCAGGATATTCTCCTTGAAGTTGTTCTGCCAGTTCTTGGGTTGTTGGAAGTCTTAAGGACTCTTTTCTTTCCAACTTCATTCTATATATACTTCCCATCCAAACAACATCAGCAACATACTGATTTTGTTCTTCTACTTCTTTTCTAACAGGATCTCCACCACCAACATTAAGTGTTCCATTAAAGTCACCATGAATAGTGACACTTTCTGACATAAATTGCTTGAATGTTTTCATATCAGCAGTTCCAGGCTCTTAATGATTTATTAATTCTGCTATCAGGATCGTTAGCAGTCTTGGCAGAAGTAAGTTTCTTTTTCATTCCTTTCATTCTAGCGCAAAAGGACGCTCTACGGGGATTTCCAACCTTCTTGCTTGGTGCCTTAAGGTCGCTTCCTGGATTTTCTCTTTCGTAAGATTTTCTGCCTTTCTCGTTAAGACCCCCTTCTTTGTTCTTTCCTGACTTTTTTGTCCATGCTGCGCCTTCTGCATGGAGGATTGGTTGTCCAGGTTCATACTCGGATACGTTAAACGTTAATAGTCTCGCACCGGGATAAACTTTATTGATCTGATCTTGAACATCAGATCTAGTTGGTAATGACACTTGAGAGAAGAACATCTTCAACATAATCGTTGAACTTCTAAAACGGAAGATAACATTCACAAGATTACCAGTTTTTGCAGGTAATCTAACTGCCTCTTTAACCATGTCTGGACAAGTTTTTTTGCCATGCACTGGACAATCCATGCCCTTGTTTGTATGAGTACAGACAACAATATTATTCTCTTCCTTTGCCAAATCACCGAATCTTTCACGATGTCTTCTTAACTTCATTGACTGATCACGAAATTCCTTCTTGGACTCGTAACCACTCTTCTTAGACCCATCTTTGATAGAAGATCCTCTACCAAGTGATTTGCGTTCAGATGATTGAGAGAGTTTAGTTTTATCACCATACTGTGTTTTAAACTTTTCATCAATCTGATCACCATCATGGTCATCAGTCTCTTCTTTTTTGACGCAGTTTGGATATCTTTTACCAAACATAGTCTTCATACCTTTTTTCTCATAACCTTTCCAACACTTTTCATCAAGCATGTCACTACCAAGACCTTTTGTTGCTTCCAAAGGTTCTGGTTTAACTAAATCTACAGTTTCGTAGTCTGTAGGAGTAAAACTATCTCTCCAGTTTTCAAATTCTTCTTTCTTGGTTTTATTTCCCCAATTTGATGCACCAACTTTTCTACACTTGACCAGTGCTCCCGATGCATATGCACTTGGCCAAACTGAATAACGTGACTTGACTTTATGATAGCAAGCATCCTTCTTGCCTTCTTCAATATCAATCTCGTCACCAACTTCTACATTATTTTCTACAAACCATCCACGATTTACTTCTAAAGCACACAGTACTTCTCCTTCGGAATATACTGGACTTTCGTCAAATGGTTCTAATTGTTTAATACTTTCAATAATTCCATCTTCTCTGATGAAAGCAATATCAAGAGGAATTCGTGTTTCAGTCATATGGAATGACTGTTGCTGCACATCATCAAAGATAAAAAGCATACCACTGTTTGTATCCAGACTTTCACGGAACATAAGTCCAAGATTGAAGTCTCTGATATTGGTTGGAATCTCAACATGAAGAGGTAAGGTTGTAAATTCTTCTTTCTTCATGTAACCTGCTGCAGCATCCATGTTGTGTTCGGTGTCAGTAATCTTTGCTTGCATCCACGCGGGAAGATTTTTCTCTTTTTTGCCAAGTTTCTTCTTCAGTGCCTTGACATCTTTCTCAACACTACTTAATTGAGATTGTGCCATAGAGACTTCATGGTCTTTTTCTTCAGTCTTCACGTTAATTGCCTTCCCTTTGCGATCTGGATTTGGATCTTGACGATTCTTACGACGGAATGCTCTCTCTTCTTCATCCTTGGAGAGATTGCGCTTCATTTTACTAGAACCGCACTTGGGTTTTGTGGTTTGTCCTGGTTGTTTAGCGCAGGGTTTTCCTGCATACTTTCCACCCAACTGAACCCAGCCAGGCTTGCCATCACTAGACTTACTCTTGCTAAACCAGTCACGCAGAGAAGAATCACCACT